CTTCGCCAAAGCCTGCGGGTCGTCCAATCGCGTTTAACAAGAGTTGATAATGAGTCTCAACAAGGTTGCTCAAGACGGATAGCGTTGTTTAGGCCGGCGGTGCGCTAACACCCCGACCCGCGACCAACCTCTCTAGAAGGCTGATGAAGCTAATTTATTCGTTTGATAGCAAGCGCTTTCATTTGGGAAGGCTTTGCAAGCATGGACATAGGTGGCCTGGAACCGATTTAAGTCTTAGAAGGAATCATGCAATAACCCCGGATTGCATGGGTTGCCATGGAGCCAAACAACGAGATTGGTTGGTGAGCTTTATTGATTACGAACAGATGGGATGGCCGGCGAACCAAAGACTTGGAAGGCTATGCAAGCGAAAACATGCATGGGAAGGCCAGCCGATTACGTTGAGGATTAATGGTCGCTGTCAAGAATGCGAACGCATCTGTATGCCTAGCAGAAATGCAAAAAGGCAGGAGAGATTAAGGGCATCGTCTGAAGCACAAGAGCAGGCAAGAGCCAAAGCGCGTTTATGGCGTCAGCAAAAATTAAAAGATCCTCAATGGGCCGCACGCAATAGAGAGAAGCAGAGACTTAAAGCGGCAAGGCGTCGCGCTATTCATGGCCGGCCCTCTAGAGACAAGAGCGGAGAATTTGCAACGGTTTTAGAGCGTCGTGAGTGGCTAGTACTAAGTAACGCTATTAAGCGAGCTGGTCGTTATCCGTCGGTAGCCGACCTGGTGATAGAGGCCCAGCGTGATTATTGGCGGCAGTGTCCCGATGCTTATGCCGAGCATCAGAGAAGCAGAAGTCGAAACTATGCAAAATGGCGCCACATGACGGATCGCCGTTACAGGATTTATCACCGAGAAAAATCAAAGCGCCGTAAGGCACAGGCAAAAGGCCAAACGCCGGTAGCAATTCCTGCTAACGCCATCATTTTGAAATTTGCTCATTTTGGTAATCATTGTGCTTATTGCGGTTGCGGCGGGGACATGGAAATTGAGCACGTGGTTCCATTAAGCAAAGGAGGAGCCCACGACATCGACAACATTGTTCCTGCCTGCACAGCTTGCAATAGCAAAAAAAGCGCCAACGAGATGGAGTCGTGGTATAGAACCCAGCCGTTTTTTAGCGAGGTGCGCTTGCAAGCAATACGCAGGGCTACCCGCCCCCCTGTAGCCGTGCAACTGGCTTTTGCCTAGCTTGCAACCTCAACTGCAACTGCTTGGCTAATTTGGTTGCAATGGCAATCCTCAATTCCACCAAGGCCTCTGCGCTAATCAGGCAAGAGACCGGACGACCCTGCACGCGACAAAACTTGGAAAAGCTCTGTAACGCCGGCCGTCTTCCGCTTAGCTGCCTTTCACTTAAACCAATAAGGGTGAACAGCGAAGCACTAGTGGCTGAATTTCTGGCCAACGTTGATTGCCGTCAGGCAGCTACAGCCAACCCAGGTCCAGCTAAGGCGCGCAGGACTCGGCAGCTGATGGCTACGCAAGCTGAGCAGCGTGTAGACCGCACATTGATTGAGCGTTCGTTTCAGCTGCCGGATTACAACGAAAGCCGTGCAAGGTCTGAGTACGAGAAGGCCAACCTTCTGGAGCTAGAGCGCAAGCAAAAGGAGAAGCTGCTGCTGCCTGCGGATCAGGTTGAGCGGGTATGGGCCAACACGGTGGCAACGGTGAAGACCAAGTTGCTGGCGGTACCGACGCGGTTACGGCAGAGGATCCCGCATTTGAGCCTGGAGGAGGTGGCCATTGCTGATGAGCTGATTCGTGAATCGTTGATGGAGCTATCAGGAGAAGGCAATGCCGAGTGATCAGCAGCTAGAGACCAAGGCACTGAGCTTGTGGAAGCCACCACCGCGGTTGACGTTGAGTGAGTGGGCGGATCGCTATGCCTACCTGTCTGCTGAGAGTTCAGCGGAGGCGGGGCGCTGGCGGACGCTGGCTTACCAGAAAGGAATCATGGACGCCTTTACGGATCCCACTGTGGAGATGGTGGTGTGGATGAAGAGCGCAAGGGTTGGGGCCACCAAGATCTTTAACCACCTGTGCGCGTACCACATGCACCAGGACCCGTGCCCGTTGATGGTGTGTCAACCCACGGTGGAAGACGCGGAGGGGTATTCAAAGGATGAGATCGCGCCAATGATCCGCGACACGCCGGTGCTGCGGGAGCTGGTTAGTGAGCCGAAGGCGAAGGATGGAAGCAACACGATCCTGATGAAGCAGTTCCCTGGTGGGACGCTGAGCATGGTTGGGGCCAACAGCGCACGGGGCTTCAGGCGTGTCAGCCGGCGGGTGGTGCTGTTCGATGAGGTGGATGGCTACCCGGCAACGACTTCCGAGGGTGACCAAATCAAGCTGGGCATCAAACGCTCGGAGTATTACTGGAACCGGAAGATCGGCATTGCCAGCACGCCTACGACCAAAGACTTCAGCCGCGTTGAGCGATGGTTTCTGCAGGGCGACCAGCGGCGGTTCTATGTCCCCTGCCCTGAGTGCGACCACTGGCAGTACCTGCGTTGGCAGCAGATGAAGTGGGAGAAGGACCGGCCGGATACGGCAGCGTATGAATGCGAAAACTGCAAGACCCGCATCCCGCACACGCAGAAGCGTTGGATGGTGGACCGTGGTGAATGGCGACCTACGGCAGTGGCGCAACGGCCTGGCCTGGTCAGCTTCCACCTATGGGCTGGATACAGCTACAGCCCTAATGCCACATGGGAGCAGTTGGTGCGTGAGTTCCTTGAGGTGAAGGGCGACCCTGACCAGCTGCGCACCTTTGTCAATGTCACGTTGGGTGAGACGTTTGAGCTGGATTACGCCAGCAAGCTGAGCGCTGAAGGACTGATGAAACGTCGCGAGGACTATGAGCCTGGTGTCTGTCCTGAGGGTGTGTTGTGTCTGGTGGCTGGAGTCGACACGCAGGACACGTGGCTGGATGTGAACGTGTGGGGTTATGGCCGCGGCGAAGAGGCTTGGTTGATTTGGAGCCAAGAGCTACGTGGTGACCCGGCACTGCCTGAGGTGTGGGAGCAGTTGGACCATGTATTGGCGACTGAGTGGAGCTGTGCCAATGGCAAGACGTTGAAGATTGCGCAGATGGCGGTTGACTCTGGCGGTCACTACACCCATCAGGTTTACCTTTATGCCAGGGAACGGAAGGCGCAAGGGGTCATTGCGGTAAAGGGCAGCAGCAGACGCGACCAAGCGATCATCAACCGTGGCGCGAAAGTCGATATCAGCTACCGCGGCAAGACAATCAAAAATTCGGGGATGGTTTATCAGATCGGTACCGATACAGCAAAGACCACCATCTACGGAAGGTTGCGTCATAACCAACCGGGCCCTGGTTATTTCCACTTCGGCCTAGCTGCTGATGAGGACTTCTTCAATCAACTCACGGCAGAAAAGCAGCAGGTCAAAACGGTCAGGGGTTTTCAGGTCAAAGAATGGGTCAAGAAATCAAGCGACCGCTCAGAAAAGCTGGACGGCTGTGTTTATGCCTATGCCGCATTGCAACTGATGCTGAGGCGCTATGACCGCAAGACGGTTTGGGACCAGCTGGAGGCAAGGCTGTCAGGCACTAAACCAGAACTAAAATCACGAAAGGCGGCCTCTCCTCAGGCCAGTTCATTCATCAGCAACTGGTAAGGCCAGATGAACATTCCTGCCACTATTCGCGCCGGGGATACGGTCACTTGGAGAGACAAGGCCGCGGCCGATCTCCTCGGCAACCCAATCACCTCAGGCACTTATACGCTCACCTATTACCTGCGCACCAACATTGCAACGGAGGGCGCGACGGTGGTAGCCACGCCCTATGGCGATGGGTGGGAGGCAACGATTTCATCGGCGGTTAGCGCTGACTTCAACGCAGGCGTTTGGTACTGGCAGGCCGTTGCAACTGCAAACACCACCAAGCACACCCTTGGCACTGGCCAGCTAACGGTTGAAGCTGCATTGAACTATGCCGGCACCCCTGGCGCGTTTGATGGTCGCAGTCAAGCTGAAAAGGACCTTGAAGCTGTTACCGCTGCTATTCGTGCGCTGGTTGCTTCAGGCGCTAAGGAATACACCATTGGCGGGCGGAGCTTTAAGAAGCAAGACCTCAACCTGCTGATTCAACGTGAAAGCCAGCTGAAGGCCATCGTCAAACGTGAGCAAGCTGCTGATCTGATCAAAAACGGGCTGGGCGACCCCCGTTCCCTTTACGTGCGTTTCTGACCATGGGCATTCGTTCTGCTATCCGCGAGCTGTTTCGCTCTAACCGCAACGCACCTGTCGCACCCCCGCGTCGTCGCATGTACGAAGGCGCCAAGGTCTCACGCCTGACCAGTGACTGGGTAACGGCTGGCACCTCCGCTGATGCCGAGATCAAAGGCAGCTTGGCCCGGCTCAGGAATCGCAGTCGACAGTTGGTCCGCGATAACGACTACGCCAAGCAAGCCATCCGCGCCATTAAGGCAAACGTCATTGGAACCGGCATCCGTCTGCAGGCGCAAGTCAAGATGCAGCGCGGCTCTGGCCGCCTTGATCAGACCGTTAACGATGCCATTGAAAAGGCATGGCTTAAGTGGGGCTGCAAGGACTACTGCCACACCGCTGGCCGCCTGAGCTTTCCTGATATGGAACGGCTTCTAGTGGGAGCCATGGCCGAATCCGGTGAGGTGTTTGTGCGCTTGGTGCGTCAACCCTTTGGCGGAAGTGAGGTGCCCTTTGCTTTGGAGGTGATCGAAAGCGACTTGCTTGATGACGCCTACGTGGGACCCAGCAACGTAGAGGGCAACGAATGGCGGATGGGCATTGAGCTGAACAGCTGGGGCCGCCCTGTTCGCTACGCCTTCCTGACCAAGCACCCTGGTGATTCCACCTTTGGCCAGTCCACGGCAGGCCGTCACCGGATCATCCCTGCTGATCAGATCATCCACCTGTACCTGCAGGAGCGCCCTGGTCAAAACCGTGGGGTGCCTTGGCTGGCTACTGCTATTCAGCGTCTGCATCAGGTGGCTGGCTATGAACAAGCTGAGGTGGTGCGGGCTAGGGCTAGCTCGGCGCTGATGGGCTTCATCACCAACAACGAAGGTGAGCTGGTAGGCGACGATCTCTACGACCACGAACGGGTCAGCAACTTTGAGCCCGGCGTTTTTAAGTACCTGGCCCCCGGCGAAAACGTCACGGTCCCACAGCTGGATGCACCCGATGGTCAGCTGGAGCCCTTCCTGCGCGTGATGCTCCGTGCCATGGCTGCCGGTGTGGGCTGCAGCTACGAAACGATCAGCCGTGACTTCAGCCAGTCCAACTACTCCAGCAGCCGCCTCAGCCTTTTAGAGGACCGCGACAACTGGCGGGCGCTGCAGCAGTACATGATCGAGAACTTGCATCGCCCTGTCTTTGAAGCATGGCTTGAGATGGCAGTGCTCAGCGGTGCATTGCGGCTGCCGGCTTACGAAACTGATCCAGACCGCTATCGCGCTGTGCGCTTCATGCCGCGGGGCTGGGGTTGGATTGACCCTGCCAAAGAAGTAGAGGCTTACAAAGAAGCTGTTCGCTGTGGCTTCAAGACTCAAGCTGATGTGGTGGCTGAGCAGGGTGGTGACCTTGAAGAGTTGCTCCTTGCCCGTAAAGCTGAGGTGGATCGCGCTGAAGAGCTAGACCTTTACTTCGATACCAATCCAGAAAACGAACACGAAGCAATGGAGGATCCTGCGATGGAACCTCAAGAGGCAATAGAAGAAAGCGCAGATAATCTAGAGGACACCACTGAAAGTGAGTCAAGCGATGGACCAATCGCGTGATTATGACGGTCAGCGGCTGACTCGTGCTGAGGCAGTTGACCTTACTGTCAGCGAGGACGAACTCTCGATTGAGTTCCCCTTCAGCTCTGAGTATCCAGCCGCTCGTTACTTCGGCAACGAAATCCTGAGCCATGACCGGAGTGCGGCAGATCTAAGCCGCCTCAATGACGGTGCTCCGCTGCTTTTCAACCATGACCCCAACAAGGTCATTGGCGTAGTGGAGCGGGCTTGGATTGATTCACAAAAGAAGCGGGGTTACGCCAAGGTCCGCTTTAGCCGCAACGCTTTTGCCCAAGAGGTCATGGCTGATGTCAAGGATGGCATCCTGCGTAATGTCTCTTTTGGCTATCAAATCAACAAGCTAGAAGAACGCGGTGGTGGTGATTTTGTTGCCACTTCTTGGACGCCTTACGAACTCAGTGCAGTTAGCATTCCTTTAGACCCCACGGTCGGCGTCGGGCGTGCTCTCGACGCTCAACCTGCGGCCCCTGCCGCATCACCAACCCTCGAAACAGAACCTGAGGTTCCGATGGAAAACTCCACCGACTTTGCGGCGGTGCGGGCTGAAGCGGCTGCTGAAGCTGCCAAGGCTGAGCGTGCACGCATTGCTGGCATCACTGCCCTGACTGAAAAGCACGGCATGGCTGATCTGGGCCGTCAACTGATTGACGGTGGCCGCAGTCTTGACGAAGCTCGCGCAGCTGTCCTTGACAAGCTGGAGATTAAGCCCGCTGAGGCTGTTGCTCCGGTGGACATGGCTCCTGCTGAGCGTGCCAAGTACAGCATCACCGCTGGTATTCGCGCCGCTCTGTCTGGCGACTGGTCTTCCCGTGAAGCCGGTCTGGTGCGCGAACTGAGCCAAGAGGTGCAGCGCACTTCCGGCATGAGCGCCCGCGCTGAGAAGAGCTTCTTCGTTCCTTTCAACGCTCTGACCCGTAGCACCTACGTCACCTCCAGCGCTTCCACCGGCGGCGACATTGTTGCCACCGACCTGCTGGCTGATGAGTTCATCGAGTATCTGCGGAACAACTCGGTGATGCTGGCCCTGGGCGTGCGCACCATGCCTGGCCTGGTTGGCAACATCGACATTCCCCGCCGCTCTGGTGTGGCCTCGACCTACTACCTGAGCACTGAGACCACCGCCATCACCCAGTCGGAGTCCACCTTCGATCAGGTGTCGCTCAGCCCCAAGAACCTGGCCGCTCTGTCCAAGTACAGCCGCCAAATGCTTCTGCAGGGCACCCCTGGCATTGAGGAGCTGGTCCGCCGCGACCTCACCGATGGCCTCAACCTGGCTCTCGACCTCGGCATCCTCAACGGCTCTGGCTCCAACGGTCAGCCCACCGGCATCCTCGGCACCTCCGGCATCGGCTCGGTGGCCATGGGTACCAACGGTGGCGCCATCACCCTTGAGAAGCTGGTCGACCTTGAGACCGAGGTGATGATTGATAACGGCGCGGTGAACCGCGACTCCGTGGCTTATGTCACCAACGCCAAGGTGATGGGCGCCCTGAAGAAGCTGCGTGCTGGTGGTTCCACCACTGGCGACGGCCCCTTCCTGGTCAACGCTGTGGGCAACACCCTCGGCCGCGGCCCGGCTGGTTCTGAGATCAACGGCTACCCCGTTGCCGTTACCAACCAAGTGCCTTCGACCCTGACCAAGGGTTCCAGCAGCGGCGTTTGCTCTGCTGTGCTGATGGGTGACTTCAGCCAGGCCATGGTTGGCTTCTGGGGTAACGGTCTTGAGATCACCGTGGGAGAAGACGCCGACGACTTCAGCAAAGCATTAGCCAGCGTTCGCGGCATCGTGACCTACGACGTGGCAGTCCGTCACGCCGAGAGCTTCGCTGCCATCAAGGACATCACCACCTGATAAGGAGCCGGGGGCGGGCAACCGCCCCTTTTTTATTCCATGAAAGTTCTTGGATTGCGGAACTGCTGGGCTGGTGATGTTCTCGTTGAAGAGGGCAAAGTCACTGAAGTCCCAGACCAAGCCGCACATCAGTTGATCCGAATGGGCAAGGCTGCTGAAGCACCTCCTGAGGAGCCCAAGCCCAAAGTCACCCGTAAGGCGAAAGCTGATGGCGCTGACTGAAGACCTCAATCAGTTCCTTAACGACTTCGGCCTCAGCTGCACCGCTGGGGCTGTTTCTGCGTTGGGCATCTTGGATATGCCTGGCCGCGTGCTTGCTGCTGACGGGATGGTGATCAGCACGGATTACGTGTTGACTGCTAAGGCCAGTGACTTTGGCGACCTGCGCTATGGCGACAGCATTTCTGTGGGTGGCATTGCCTACACGGTGCGTGAAGCGCTTCTGATTGATGACGGTGCATTTGTTGAACTCAGCCTGCAGAAGACATGACCAGCAAGCGAGAGAACATCCTTGCGGCCGTCCGCACTGCCCTTACGGGCACCAGTGGCGTGGGTACACGGATTTATCGCAGCCGCCAGGAGGCTTTTGCTAGAGACGAAAGCCCAGCCATTGTCGTAGAAGCGGTCAACGATCAGGCAATTATTGAAACCAGCCTGCCAACGCTGACTTGGATTTTGACGGTACGGATTGCAATTATCGTCAGAGGTTCAATTCCTGATCAGCTAGCAGATCCGATTATTGTTTCTGCCCACTCAAAGCTGATGGCGGATTTGACGTTAGGTGGTTATGCAATGGACATTGCACCACAAGGCGTTAATTTTGATATGGCCGATGCTGATCAATCAGCTGGCGTCATCATGTGTGATTACCTTATCCGGTATCGCACAACCCTCAGCAGCTTGGAAAGCTAACGATGGCTACGATTAAGGACGAATACTGGGGCCAAGGTGGTTCTTACGAACTCGACCCCAAAACCGGCAAGCGTAAGCTCATCGAGCGGACAGAGCCGGCCCAACCCTCCGATCCCCAACCTGAGGACTTGAGCAATGGCTCTGATTGCGCGGAAGGCGTACATCCTGGCTAAGAGCGAGGCCACCTACGCCACCAGCTCTACCCCTGCCAACACTGATGCGGTGTTGGTCCGCAACTTGTCGTTGACGCCGCTGGCTGGCGATGTGGTTAGCCGGGATTTGATTAGGGCCTACATGGGCAACAGTGAACAGCTGATTGCTCGCACTTATGCCGAACTGAGCTTTGAAGTTGAGCTGGCGGGATCTGGTACTGCTGGCACTGCCCCCCGCTACGGCAATTTGCTGAAAGCCTGCGGCACCTCTGAAACCATCGTTGCTAGCACCAGCGTTACTTACGCTCCAGTTAGCAGCAGCTTCACCAGCTCGACCATCGTTTACAACTGCGATGGCCTGAACCATGTGCTGACGGGTTGCCGCGGCTCATTCACGATCAGGGCTGAAGTGGGTCAAATTCCGACCATTAGCTTTTCAATGGTTGGCATCTTTAACGCTCCTACCGACGTGTCCCCGGTAGCTGCTACCTACAGCAACCAAGCCACCCCGCTGGTGTTCCGTCAGGGCAACACCTCTTCGTTCTCGATCTTTGGTTACTCGGGCCTACTGCAGTCTTTCGACTTTGACCTGGCCAACAGCACCGTCTACCGTCAGCTGGTAGGCAGCTCCACTGGGGAAGTGCTGATCACAGATCGCAAGCCAGCTGGCTCGTGCATGATCGAGGCGCCCACTATTGCAGCCAAGGATTTCTTCACCGTCGCCCTTGGCAGCGCTACCGGCAGCGTGAGTTTCCTGCACGGCACCACCGCCGGCAACCGGGTGACCTTTACTTCTGCCCAGTCCGACGTGACTGCTCCGACCTATGCGGAGACCGACGGTGTGCAGATGATGAATCTGCCGTTTGTTGCCACTCCCACCACGGCTGGCAACGATGAGTTTTCAATTGCTTTTTCCTAGAGCTAGCTAGCCCTATGTCATTTGTTCTCAAGCAGTCAGACACCTACAGCTGGCCGGTCTCCTTTGACATTCCTGTTGACGGGGGCCGCCACGAACGTCAGACCTTTGATGGTGAGTTCAAGCGACTACCGCAATCACGCGTTGCACCAATGGTGGCTGAGCTTGACCGACTAGATGCTGCTGGCGATTTGGATCGTCTGACCGAAATGGCAGGCGAGGTGTTGGTTGGTTGGTCTGGCATTACAGACGACACGGGCAAGGATGTGCCCTTTAGCCAGAAAGCACTAGAGCAGTTGCTGGAAGTCCCGATGCTTGCTGTTGCGATCCTTCGTAGTTACTTTGACAGCCTTAAAGGAGCTAAGCGAAAAAACTGATAGAGGCCGCTGAGCATTGGGCCGGCGGCGATCAGGGCGAGGATGATCTGGAGAAAACTGCAAATGCGTTCAACATCATCACAGATGAGAAGTTGATTGCACCCGAACACTATGAGGTATGGGAAGAGAACTGGCCTGTTGTTCAAATGTTTCTGCGCCTCCAGACCCAATGGCGTACAACCATGGCTGGCGTGTTTGGCTTGGACTATAACGCTGTGGGATGGGTGCTTAAACTGTATGAAGTGGAGGATCAGCGATCAATGCTGGAGGACCTCCAAGTCATGGAAGCTGCAGCCCTTCTAAAACTCAACGAACGGAGCGCGTGAAATGGCAATGAACATGGATGCCATGCTCCGCATCAAGGCGGATGTGCAGGGGGAGAACAATATCCGCAGGCTTGGCAACTCAATGCAGGGGTTGCAGGGTCAAGTAAAAAATGCAGCACTTGGTTTTAATAGCCTCAAGGGAGCAGTGGCTGGATTCGGTGCTGCGATTGCAGGAAGTGCGATTGTTGGTGGATTGACTGCGGTGGTCAAAAAGTCTATCGACGCAGGTGATGAATTATTTAACCTGCAGCAAAAGACTGGCATGGCTGCCAATACCCTGATTGCAATAGGCAATGCTGCCAAGTTGGCTGACGTTGATATGGGCACTCTTGGCAAAGGCATCAATAAACTCAGCGTCAACATCGCAAAAGCTGCTTCAGGCAACGAAGAGCTGGCCGCTAAGTTTAGTGATCTCGGCGTTCGCCTAAAAGACAGCAATGGCCAGTTAATCCCAACAGATCGAGTCTTAAAGCAACTTGCTGATCGCTTTGCTGATATGCCCGACGGGGCTCAAAAGGCAGCAGCAGCCGTGGCACTTTTTGGCAAAAGCGGAGCAGAGCTAATTCCCTTGCTTAACGAAGGCGCAACGGCAATGGAAAAGTTTACCTACAAAGTAAGCGATGATTTTGCTGCGCGTTCAGATAAGTTCAATGACACGATTACCGAACTGGGAATTAGTACCAGAGGCTTTGGCCTTGAGCTAACAGATGCACTGCTGCCTTCTCTGCAATCAATCTTAGAAGTATTTGCAGAGTTGTTTGACTCAAAGCAAGATTGGACCGCTTTGTTTGATGTAATCAAGGTTGGTGTCCGGTCTGTTGCCACTGTTTTGTATGCCTTGGTCAAGCTTGTTGATGAGGCCGTAAAGCTTATTGGTTCGTTTGCCAAACGTGCGCAACTAGCTTTCAGTGGTGACTTTGCAGGTGCTGTTGCAGAAGCCAACCGCTACGGCTCCGGTTTTATGGATCGGTTTGGCAGCAACATGACTGCATTCCAAAGAATTTGGAGCGACAGCGCCTCCCCTGGCACGGGTCGTCGTACTAGAGGCAGCGGTATTCAAACAACTGATCTGAACGCTCAACGCGAAGCAGAACGTGAAGCGCTTAAGGCGCAAAGAGATTTCAATCAAGCCTTAGACGATAGTGCTGACTTGGCCGCAGATCTTCGCCAGCGTATTCGTGATTTAAATTTGGAGACCAGTGCAGTCGGTCAGTCTGCGCGACAGGCTATAGAAACCCAATATCAACAGGCGCTGAATACGATTAACGACGATGGCGAGCGTCTCCTGAAAACAATCAAGGAATTGAAAGCCAAGACTGGCGGCGCGATTGCTTTTGAAGGCCTTGCAAATTCAGCTGGTACAGGCTTAGCGCAGCAGTATCTCAACGCTCTTGGCGCCAAGGCAAGCAAGGAACGCGCTGCTGCGTTAGGTGATTTAGATCGAGAGGACATGCTCTCTAAAATTTCCGCGCCTGCCGCGCAAGATGGTTTTAGGGCTGGTATTGATTCTTATGTTCAAAGCCTTGGGACATTGCGCGACGCCATTCGCGATGTGACCACTGGTGGATTCCAATATTTGGAAGATGCAATTGTCAATCTAACAATGACAGGCAAGTTCCAATTTAAGGATTTTGCTCTTTCAATTGTTAGCGACTTGACTCGCATGGTGACACGGATGCTGATCTTGGCTCCAGTCATGCAACTGATTCAAAGTCTGCTACCTGGCAGTCGAATGTTCAGTGGCGGTTTTCTTGGGCGGTCGGGCGCAATAGATGCCTCTGGGATGCGTTCTTCTGCAAACTTTGGTCTTGGCTCTATCTCTGGCAATTACTTTGCCAATGGTGGCATTGTGAATAGTCCAACATTTTTCCGTTTTGCAAATGGTGGTGCAGGAAATCTAGGTCTGATGGGTGAAGCTGGTCCTGAAGGGATTCTTCCTCTCAAGCGTGGTCGAGATGGAAAACTGGGCGTTGCTGGTGGTGGTGGTACAAACATCACGGTGAATGTTGATGCCAAGGGAACCAGCGTTCAAGGTGATCAAGCTATGGGCGGCCAGCTTGCACGTGTCGTTGCTGGTGCAGTGCAGGCAGAATTAATCAAGCAAAAGCGCCCCGGCGGGATGTTGGCGTAAATCATGGCAACCTTTACTTGGACCCCTTCGTTTGAAGCTACGGAATCCAGCCAGCCACGTGTTAGGCGGACCCAGTTTGGCGATGGCTACGAGAACAGAATCACTTGGGGACTTAATGCCAACCCTAAAGAATGGTCCTTGACGTTTGCTGAACGCACCAACACTGAACGTGATCAGATACTGGCCTTTCTTGATGCACGGGCAGGTAGTGAGAGTTTCGACTGGACTCCGCCGCGGGGCACAGCTGGTAAATACGTTTGCAGCGAATGGCAGGTCACGTTGACCGCATTCAACTTCAACACAGTGACGGCCACGTTTCGCCAAGTGTTTGAGCCCTAATGGCAGTCCCCGTCTCAGACCTCCAAGGCATTGCGCCCAGCGCTGTCATTGAGCTGTTCGAGCTGCAGCTAGTTGCAGCCCTGCATGGCTCCACGGACACCTACCGCTTCCACGCCGGCAGCAGCCTCAACGCCAACGGCCCGGTCTATTGGAACGGCAACAGCTACACGCGGATGCCAATTGAGGCGGATGGCTTTGAGTACACGGGCGGCGGCCAGCTCCCCCAACCAAAGCTGCGCGTGTCCAACATCAATGGCACGGTCACCTCGCTGCTGCTGATCGTTAATGCCGTCACAAGTGGCAATGACCTGATCGGCGCCAAGCTCACACGTATCCGCACGCTGGCGCGTTACATCGACGCCACCAACTTTCCCGGCAACGTCAACCCCTACGGCACCCCCGACCCCACGGTCGAGTTCCCTAGAGAGGTGTACAGCATTTCTCAGAAGTCCTTGGAGAACCGGGACCTAGTGGAGTTCACGCTGTCCGCCGCGTTTGACCTCCAAGGCGTCCGTGCACCCAAGCGCCAGTGCATCAGCAACATTTGCCAGTGGGTCTACCGCTCGACTGAGTGCGGCTACACCGGCACCAACTACTACAACGAAAACGATCAGGCGGTTGGCTCGGCCGGTCAAGACGTATGCGGCAAGCGTTTAAGCAGTTGTGAGGTGCGTTTTGGGGCCAACAACGAACTGCCCTTTGGATCCTTCCCCGGCGTCGGCACCTACTTCACATGACCTGGCGCACTGAAGCACTGGAGCACGCCAAGCGCGATGCACCCCGCGAAGCCTGCGGCCTGTTGGTGGTGGTCAAGGGCAAAAAGCGGTACATCCCCTGCCGCAACCTGGCGCTCACCACCGAGCAGTTCATCCTCGATCCCGAGGACTACGCCGCAGCCGAAGACCAAGGCGAAGTTATTGCTGTCGTCCACTCGCACCCGGCGATGCCTGCTGAACCCAGCGAGGCCGACCTTGTTAGCTGTGAGAAGTCCGGCTTGCAGTGGTACATCGTCAACCCCAACACCGAGACCTGGGGGGAGTGCAAGCCGTCGGGCTACAAAGCGCCATTGGTGGGCCGGCAGTGGGTCTGGGGCGTCACTGACTGCTGGACGCTGGCGCGGGACTGGTACGCCGAGCACGGCCTGGACCTGCCGGATTGGCAGCGCCCAATCACGCCCGAGGAGTTTGAGAAGGCGCCGATGTTCGATGACTGCTGGCGTCAGGCTGGCTTCACGGTCATTGCTGAAGAAGAGGAGTTAAAGCCTGGGGATGCAGTGTTGATGTCTATCGGTTCTTCCAGCCTGAACCATGTCGGCGTTTATGTCGGAGATGGCCTGCTACTTCATCACCTACGACCACGTTTGTCGTCCTTGGATCTGTACGGCGGCTGGCTTGAAAAATCTTCCGGTCGTCGCCTTCGCCATTACGATGCAGGCAGGCTTCAGGTTGGCTGATGTTGCGCTCAATTCGCATCTATGGGCGCCTGGCAAAGTTTCTAAAGCGGCGCAAGTTTGAGGCAGCTGTCACGAACACCGCTGAGGCGGTCCGGTTCTTGCTGACTAATTTCCCTCACCTTGAAGAGCACATGGCAGATCAGCAGTACAAAGTGCTGGTAGGTGGTCGTGAAATTGCTGAGGAAGAGCTGCACCACCCCAGCGGTGTTAGCGAGGAGATTCGCATTGTGCCTGTGCTGGCTGGTGCTGGTGCTACTGGGAGAATCATTGCAGGGGTTGCTTTGGCCGCTGCCGCCTTTTTGTTTGCACCTGCCGGCGCGTTGGCTGGCGGTCTGCTCACTCTTGGCGCTCAAGCTGTTCCGATCATTGCCGGCATTGGCATCAGCCTGGCCCTTGGAGGCGTGGCAGAGATGCTCACCCCAACGCCAACTGTTACTAGCGGTTCAGACAGTGACGATGACCCACGAAAGTCCTACAGCTTCAGTGGTATTCAAAACACCAGCCGTCAAGGCGTGCCCGTGCCCATCGTCTACGGCGAAACCATCGTTGGCTCTGTGGTGATCTCCGCCGGCATTGATATTGATCAGGTGGTGGCATGACACGGATTATCGGTGCTGGTGGCGGTGGTGGCGGAGGCGGCGGCAAGGGCGGCGGCGGCAGTAGTCAGCGCACCCCCTCGACCGCAGCCGACAGTCTTGATAGTCGGTCATACGCAAAACTGATTGACCTGCTCAGCGAAGGTGAGATTCAAGGTTTAAAAGACGGCGCTAAATCGATCTTCCTCAATAACACCCCGCTACAAAATGCAGACAACAGCTACAACTTCCAAAGTTTTGAATATGTCACACGGAATGGAACGCAGAACCAGGCTTTCATCCCTCGTACAGCTGAAATTGCCAACGAAGTTCCAGTCAATGTCACTGTCGCTCAGAGCACTCCGGTAACGCGCAGTATCACGGCCACCGACACCAACGCGGTTCGCGTCACGATCACGGTCCCGCAACTTCAAAGCATTAGCAACGAAGGCGACGTAAATGGCTCCAGCATTCAGCTGAGGATCTCCACTCAAGTCAACGGTGGCGCTTTTGTCACTCGCGTAGAGGACACGATTACTGGCCGCACCGGAGACGCCTACCAGCGTGATTACATCATCGGCCTAAGCGGGCCGTTCCCCGTCAACGTGCGCGTTACGCGCATTACCGCTGATAGCACTGACCCGAAGCTGACCAACGCCTTTTCTTGGACCAGTTACACGGAGATCACATACAAGAAGCTGCGTTATCCCAACTCGGCTTTGGTGGCAATGCGCATCGATGCTGAGCAGTTCAGCAGCATCCCTACCCGCAGCTACCTGATTCGTGGCATCAAGGTTCGTATCCCCAGTAACGCAACCGTCGATTCCACCACTGGTGCGCTGATCTATAGCGGCGTCTGGGATGGCACCTTTGCTGCAGCGCAGTGGACCTCCGACCCCGCCTGGTGCCTCTGGGATTTGCTGACCAGCACGCGCTATGGCTTCGGGCAGTTCCTCAACTCCACGCAGCTGGACAAGTGGTCCTTCTACGCCGCTTCGGTGTACTGCAGTGCTCTGAACACCCGTCCCGGCGGCAGCACCAACGACTACAACGCCACCACCGGCCGGCACGGCATCCCCGATGGCTTGGGCAATTACGAACCCCGCTTCTCCTGCAACGTCAATATCCAGACCGCCGAGGACGCTTACAAGCTGGTCAACGACATGTGCTCGGTGTTCCGGGCTATGCCCTACTGGTCGGCCGGCTCGCTGACGCTGACCCAAGACGCACCCGGCACCCGCAGCTATTTCTTCAGTCTCAGCAACGTCACCGAGCAAGGCTTCACCTACTCGGGCAGCTCGCAGAAGACGCGTTCAACCGTGGCGGTGGTCAAATACTTCGACCTTGCACTGCGGGATTACGCCTATGAAGTAGTTGAGGACCAGGCCGCCATCGCCAAGTACGGCGTTGTTACCAAGGAGATCGAGGCATTTGCCTGCACCAGTCGTGGTCAAGCGCATCGGCTGGGTGAGTGGTTGCTGTATTCCGAGAGATACGAAACCGAGGTGGTGTCTTTTACCGCATCCATCGAGGCTGGCGTGTTGGTGCGCCCTGGTCAGATCATCGCTATTGCCGACCCGGTGAGATCTGGCGTGAGGCGCGGCGGCCGGATCAAGGCAGTCAGCGGTTCCACCATCACGCTTGATAGCGCCACTGGTTTGACCCTCGGCACCAATCCCCGCCTGTACGTAATGCTGCCCGACGGCACGGTCGACTACCGCAGTGTTTCCAGCATCAGCGGCAACATCCTCACGCTAAGTAGTGCCTTTGCAACCGCGCCCAACGTCAACGCGGCTTGGCTGTTCCAGAACGATGCCATCCTTCCCACCAGCTGGAGGGTGCTCAGCGTCAAAGAAGAAGAGCCGAGTCAGTACGCAATCACGGCCCTGGCTTGGGATAGCGGGAAATACAACTACGTGGAACGCGGCGTTGCGCTCCAAGCCCGGTCTGTCACGACGCTGAACCAGATCCCCGCCACACCATCGTCACTGACCTTTGCAGAGTCGCTTTATACCTACCAAAACGACGTGCGCTCCAAGCTCAGCGCCGAATGGCTGCCTGTGCCTGGGATCAGCGAGTACGAAGTGCAATGGCGTAAGGACAAAGGCAACTGGAACGTCGAGCGCGTCCGCGGCCCGCTCCACGAAATCCTCAACACCACACCTGGCTTCTACGAGTACCGGATCTTTTCGATCAACTCCGCCGAACTTCCATCTGCTTCGCCTTTGCAGGGCAGCACCACGGCACTGGGTAAGACGGCACCTCCAGCTGCTGTCACCGGCTTCACCGCAGTGCTCGACCCAGACATTGGCGTCACGCTGAACTGGAACAAAAGCACCGAGCTGGACCTGCAGGGCTACGAAATCTGGCAAGGCAACAGCTGGGGCACGGGCACCAAGATCGGCCTGTTCCAAACCACCTCCGCCAAGATCGGCCTGCTGCCCACCGGCACCATCACTTGGTACATCAAGGCGCTCGACACCTCAGAGGTGTACTCGACCACAGCAGCCAGCGCCTCGATAACCATTGGCGCCGCAACTGCTCCATCGGTCACCAACACCTTCAAGGGCACAGACGTGGAGCTGCAGTGGAGCGCAGTGGCCGGCAGCCTGTCCACGCAGTATTACGAGCTGCGCTACGGAACCACCTCGTCCACCTGGGCGACGGCCACACCCGCAGGCACGGTGCAGGGCACGGTGTTCCTGACCAAGGCCAACTGGTCTGGCGTGCGCCGGTGGTTCGTGGCGGCAGTCGATGCCAAGGGCAACGTTGGTGCAGCAGGCCAAACCGACGCACAGGTCAACCTTCCCACCCAGCCCAGCATCACCCAGCAGGTAATCGACAACAACGTGCTGCTGCAGTGGAACGACTGCACCCAGACCCTGCCCATCGACGCCTACGAACTGCGCAAAGGCAACGCCTGGGCCACGGCCACGGTGATCGGCACCAAACAAGGGCGCTTCACCTCGGTGTTTGAGGTGGCCTCCGGCACCTACACCTACTGGCTGGCAGGCATCGATTCAGCCGGCAACTACGGCACACCGGGCTCCGTCGCAGCTGTGGTCAACCAACCCCCCGACTACCAGCTCAAGCTCGACACAAACAGCACCTTTAACGGCACGAAGAGCAACGTCGCTGTTGAAGGCGGCAACCTTGTCGCAGCGGTCAATACCACCGAGACCTGGCAAAGCCATTTCACCAGCCGCGGCTGGACGACGCTGCAAAACCAAGTCAGCGCTGGTTACCCCTACTACGCGATGCCGTCTGCCACGACGGGCTATTACGAAGAGGTAGTCGATACTCTCGGCACACTGGCGGGCTCAAAAGTGACCGCAACCCTGACCAGTCAGGTGGTGGCTGGGGCGCTGACTGTGACACCAACGCTGAGCACCTCACTCAATGGCACCACTTGGACCGACTACCCAGGTTTAAGCGAGGTCTACGCCACCAATTTCCGCTACGCCAAGATCCGCTACGACTTTGCTTCGGCTGGAGGTGACGACCTGCTGACTGCTTCGTCACTCAACATTCGCGTCGATGCCAAGTTGAAGCAGGACTTTGGCACTGGGTACGCCAACGCTGGTGATAGCGGAGGCACCACGGTCAACTTCAACACCATCTTCGTCGATGTACAGGCCATTTCGGTGACGCCCAAGACGACTTCCGCTTACCTAGCGGTTTATGATTTCAGTGATGTCCCTTACCCCACAAGCTTCAAAGTGCTCCTCTTTGATGCAGCGGGAACCCGAGTAAGTGGCGATTTTAGCTGGAGCGCACGAGGAGTCTGATGGCTAACTGGTCAAACCCGCAGCTCACCAGCACCTACACCAACTTCGTCACCGAGGTCAAAGACCGTGACGTGGATCTGGCGCAGCAGTTTGACGGCACGACCAGTACCAACATCCCTGCCAACACGATCCGCTGGAACAGCTCGATCAGCCGCTGGCAGAAATGGTCTAACAACGCTTGGGCCGAGCTTGCCCCCAGCGGCTATGTACTCAACGCGCTGACCGTCAGCGGCACCACCTCGCTGGCCACCGCCACAGCCACGACCGTCGCCACTGCCGACAACAGCACCAACATCGCCACGACGGCGTGGGTGAAGGCCCAGGGCTACAGCACCGCAACCGGCAGCTTCCTGCCCCTGACCGGCGGCACCATCACCGGCAACCTCAGCGTCGCTGGAACGCTGTCTGCCAACAGCACGTTCATTGCCTCCAACGTCAACGGCGGCCCCTTCGGTTTTAAAAACAAGGTCATCAACGGTGACTTCGCAGTTGATCAGTACAACAACTCGGCCTTAATTAACCCGCTAGGCAGCAACGCATACTTCATTGATCGTTGGCTATACGGTTCGGTTGGCTCCATGTCAGTCAAGGGCCAGCGCAACTACAACTCCGGCACTGTTGGAGCACCGATCCTTTTCAATAGCTACTTCGGCTTTGAAAACAACTCCGCCTATACAGTTGCTTCGGGCGATAACGCAGGCATTCAGCACCGAATTGAAGGTAACAGCGTCGCTAACTGGGGCTGGGGTGCGGCCAACTCACGCGATGTAATGCTGTCCTTCCGTGTCAGGGCGAGCGTTTCAGGCACCTATGGCGTAGCAATCCAGAACTCCGCCAATGACCAGAGCTATGTGACCAGCTTCACGGTGGCTGCTGGCAACGTCAACACCTGGCTCAGCATCAGCATGAAGATCCCCGGCCCTACCACCGGCACTTGGCTGAAAGACAGCGGCACCGGCATCAGGATCCGCTTCACCCTCGGCTGCGGCACCACCTTCCAGACCGGCACCACCAACGCTTGGCAATCCGGCAACTACCACGCCCCGAACGGTGCCGTGTCTTGGGTCGGTACATCCGGCGCAACCTTCTACATCACCGGCGTTCAGCTTGAGGATTCTGAAGCCACGAACAGCCTCGCCACTGACTTTGAGGATCCGTCATACGGCACCAAGTTGGCGCTGTGCCAGCGGTACTACTACGCCGCGACGCAGTACGTCGGCCCCACCACTGCAATCACCAGCTACACCCACCCCAGACCCATGCGGGCAACACCGACGCGAACAGGCGGCGGCTCCGGCTATTCAGCCACTCTGCTCGATGCCAATGGCGTTGCTCACTCGCAAACCACAGCAGGCTCTCAATCCATGACCTACAGCGCGGAGCTTTGATAGCCATGTATCAACTCACCCACACCACTGACATTTTCCGGCAAGCGGACCAGGCTTACATCCCTGCTGACCCCGCCAACACCGATTACGCGGACTACCTGTTGTGGTGCGAAGAAGGCAACAACGCTGATCCTGCTCCACCGGCTCCCCCGCCATTAACTGCTGCACAAAAACTTGCAGCCGCTGGTTTGACCGTCGAAGATCTCCGCGCATTGTTAGAGATTTAGACTGGTCGCAGGAGGTGCGACATGGCAATCCAGCCCGGCCAGTACAACATCACGCTCCAGCGCCGAGCGGATTACAGCATCACCCTGCAATTCAAGGACAGCAACGACGCCGCAATCAACCTGACCGGCTGGAGTGCTGCAGCGCAAGTCTGGAACCAAGGCCGTACAACTAAGTACGCAGACTTCACCGTCACCTACACCAATCGGGTAACAGGCACCGTTGCCATCTCGCTGACGGACGAGCAAACCACGCTCTTCCCTGATGAGGCGTACTACGACGTGCTGCTCACCAACCCCTCGGGCTTGAAGGAGTATTACCTGGAGGGCACCATCTACGTGTCTGAGGGTTACACGGCATGACCTCCGTCAACGTAACCACAGTCAACAACACCGTCGAGGTCACAACTGAAGGCCGCACCACGGTTGTTCAAACACCTCAGACCACTGTTGTTACCGCCACCACGGTTGGTCCACAGGGTCCATCTGGCGGGACTGGAACACTCGCAGGGTTGTCAGATGTTGATGCTGTGAGTCGAGTAGATGGCAGCGTTCTTGTCTACGATGGTCCTAGTGCCAAGTTCGTCGCTGGCCCGTTAAACACCAAGCTCACACTTGCTGACGGAGGCAATTTCTGATGGCCAACACGCTGCGGATTAAGCGTCGGGTTAGCGGTGCAGCTGGCGCCCCGTCCTCGCTGAAGAACGCCGAGCTGGCGTACAACGAGGTCGACGACGTTCTTTATTACGGCAAAGGCGCCGATGGTAATGGCGATGCCACCACAATCCCGGCGATTGCAGGTGCTGGCGCGTATGTCTCGCTGACCGGCACGCAGACCATCAGCGGCGCCAAGACCTTCACCGGCAGCCTGAACTTCAGCGGCGCCACGGTTGACACGCTCTCGACCACCGGAAACGTCACGGTCGGCGGCAACCTGACGGTCAACGGCACCACCACGACCGTTAACAGCACCACCGTCACGGTGGACGACAAGAACATTGAGCTGGGCAGCGTCGCCAGCCCGACCGACGCGGGTGCAGATGGCGGCGGTATCACGCTGAAAGGCACCACGGACAAGACCTGGAACTGGGTCGACGCCACCGACGCGTGGACCAGCAGCGAGCACATCGATCTCGCCTCGGGCAAGAGCTACTACATCAACGGCGCTCAGGTGCTGTCCGGCTCTGCGCTGGGCTCTGGCGTCACCAGCAGCTCGCTGACCAGCGTTGGCACCATTGCCACCGGCACCTGGCAGGGCACCACGATTGCTACCGGCTACGGCGGCACGGGCCAAACCAGCTACACCGACGGTCAACTGCTGATCGGCAATACCGCCACCGGCAGCCTGAGCAAGGCAACCCTCACCGCTGGCGCCGGCGTCACGATCACCAACGGCAACGGCACCATCACGGTGGCTGCTACTGGCAGCACTTACACCGCCGGCAACGGCCTGGATCTGGTCGGTTCTGAGTTCTCCGTCGACCTCAAGGCGAACGGCGGCCTGGTCATCGAGAGCACCGAGCTGGCGCTGGATCTGGGCGCCTCGGCTATCACCGGCACCCTCGCAGTTGGCGACGGCGGTACTGGCGCAACTACCCTCACTGGATTAGTCAAAGGCAACGGCACTTCCGCCTTCTCCGCTGCAGTTGACGGCACTGATTATCTGAGCCCCAACGCTACGATTGATGCGGGCACTTTCTAGTGCTCAGTCCGGCTACATAGCCATCAAAGGACCGCCAAATGGCAAACACAATCAGGCTGAAGCGATCAGCCGTCGCGGGCAAAGTCCCGACCACCAGTGATCTGTCGCTGGGCGAGGTCGGCATGAACACGTTTGACGGCGCCTTGTTCATGCGGCGCGACAACGGCACGCCTGAGATCATTCGGATTGCGTTTGCCGATCAGGACTACGGACTGATCACTGGTGCCACCGATGGCGCCCTCGATTACGGAGCCTTGGTCTGATGGCTACTCGCGTTCAGCTACGCCGTGGCACGACCACGGAACACAGCACATTTACCGGCGCGGCTGGTGAGGTCACGGTTGACACGACGAAGAACACGGTCGTCGTCCACAACAACAGCACCGCCGGCGGCTTCCCGCTGCTGAAGGAAAGCGCGATTGGCGTCAGTGTTCAGGCTTATGACGCGGACACGGCGAAGACCGATGTAGCGCAGAGCTTTACGGCAGCCCAGCGTGGGGCCATCACGGCACTGACGGACGGGGCCACCATCACCCCCGATTTCAGCTTGTCAAACAACTGGTCGCTGTCCATCGGTGGCAACCGCACCCTCGCTAACCCCACCAATCTGACGGCGGGCCAGAGCGGCTGCATTTACATCACGCAGACCACCGGCAGCCACACACTCGCCTACGGCAGCAACTGGGACTTCGCAGGTGGCACCGCACCCACGCTGAGCACCGCTGCCAGCGCCGTGGATGTGCTGGTCTACGCGGTCCGAACCACCGGCAGCATTGCCGCCCAGCTCATCAAGGACGTGAAGTAATGGGTGTTCCCGCTAACGCCAACCCGCTGCTGCTTGCTTCGCAGGACACGGGCTACCGGGTGAGTAGATCACTACGCTTCAACTCCGCCGATTCTGCTTACTTAAGCCGCACACCTGCATCTGCTGGTAACCGCCGCACCTGGACCTGGGCAGCGTGGGTAAAGCGAAATCAGCTCGGCGTGTTTGCTCGTTTGTTTGTTGCAGGAACTGGCACGACAGACGCAACATTTAATCAGCTCACCTTTACAAGTGCAGACATACTTTCATTTGAAGGAACTGGCACTGGCTGGCGAAAAACGACTGCCGTATATCGAGACCCCGGCGCATGGATGCACATATGCCTTGCTGTTGACACGACACTTGCAACTGCTTCAGAGCGCGTTAGGCTTTACGTCAACGGAGCAGAGGTAACTACATTTTCAACGTCTAATAATCCTACGCAAAATTATGATTACGCCGTAAACAATAACGTCGAGCACAATATAGGCGCAGACAAATATAACAATGCTTATAGTTATTACAGCAATTTCATGCTGGCCGATGTCCACCTGATTGACGGTCAGCAACTTGCTCCCTCGGCATTCGGCGAGTTCGACGCCACCACCGGCGTGTGGAATCCCAAGGCATACACCGGCAGCTACGGCACTAACGGCTTCCACCTTGAGTTCGCGGATAACAGTGCAGCAACCGCGACCACATTAGGGAAGGACACTAGCGGGAACGGGAACAACTTCACCCCGTCGAATTTGTCCGTCACTGCTGGTGCAGGCAACGACAGCCTTGTAGACGTTCCCACTAATTACGGCACAGACGCTGGCGCGGGCGGTGAGGTGAGGGGGAATTACTGCACTTGGAATCCGTTATCAGCACCCTCGTTTGCAACACTGACTAATGGAAATCTTGATGTTGCCATAAATGGTTCATCCTCGTTTGCTACCGGGGTCAAAGGAACGGTTGGAATACCATCATCAGGCAAGTGGTATTGGGAAGTAACCGTAACTAGTGTCGGAGAACTTTCAATTGGCGTTGTAGACAACCAAACAGGCGTGCGGAGCAAATATTATCGATACGATACAGGTGGGTGGCAGAACATCTATATCAATGACGTGCAGACTGCAGCAGTCGCCGGTTTTACCACAAATGACATTATTGGTGTTGGGTACGACGCGGATAACAGCCAAATCCGCTGGTATAAAAATGGAACACAAGTTGGAACCAATTATTCACTTGCAAACAATGGCCGATTCTTGCCTTTTATAGAACACGGCTCTGGCTCTGGATCTGCATCTGCTGTCGCCAACTTCGGCCAACGCCCCTTCGCCTTCGCCTACACGGCCCCCAGCGGCTTCAAGGCGCTCTGCACGCAGAACCTGCCCACGCCCACCGTCGTCAAGCCGAGCACGGTTTTTGATACGAAGACCTGGAGCGGCAATGGTGGCACCCAGACGATCTCGGGGTTGGGCTTCTCGCCGGATCTGGTTTGGATTAAGTGCCGCAGCGCAGCCTATGGCCACCTCTTGGCAGACACGGTGAGGGGCATTGATAAAAGTCTGTACTCAAACGCTACCAGTGCAGAGGATGCATTTAAGCAGTTTGGTTATGTTTCAACCTCCTCAACTGCAGACTTTACCGTTGTAGCAGGATCTTCGGATGCGACCGTAGTTAATGGCTCATCTCAGACCTATGTGGGGTGGACCTGGGACGCCGGCAGCTCCACCGTCACGAACACATCAGGCTCCATCTCTAGTCAGGTGCGGGCTAATGCAAGTGCGGGGTTCAGCGTTGTCACTTATACGGGCACAGGCACCACTGGCACTGTTGGCCATGGGCTTGGCGTGGTTCCAAGCATGATGATTGTGAAGCGAAGAGATGCTGTAGCCAACTGGTATGTGTATCACTCGGCAATAGGAAACACTGGCGCGCTTGGCCTTAATTTGACAAACGCAACAATTACAAGTGCCAACTTCTGGAATAACACATCACCAACATCAACTGTACTAACAGTAAGTGCTGGCTCAGCAGAGATGAATACCAACGGTGGCACGTATGTGGTGTACGCCTTCGCCCCCGTATCCGGGTACTCTAGTTTTGGATCAATTACATCTAATGGAACGTCAGACAACGCATTTGCATATTTAGGATTTCGGCCTCGCTTCCTTCTATACAAAAACGCAAGCGCAACAGGAAACTGGGGTATGTATGACTCAAGCCGAGATCCTGAAAATGTCTGCGATAACTTACTGCTTGCTAGCTCGTCAAGCGCAGAGTTCACCTCTGTTGAATTTGATTTTCTGTCTAATGGAATCAAGCTGCGCTATCCGTACACAAATGGCAACCAAATCGTATTTGCCGCCTTCGCCGAATCGCCCTTCAACTACGCCCGCGCCAGGTGAGTAGTGAACAAGCCTTCTCCCCCCGCTAGCCTCGTTTTGGAGCCCTGACGACCATGTTCATCTTCCACGGCCAACCCCTGAGCCCCGACGTGGCGTTCACGGATCCCGAGACGGGTGTGCAGTACCCCGCTAACTGGCTCCGTCTTGCCACCCCCGAAGAACGCGCCGCCATCGGCATCACGGAGCAGCCGGATCCCATCCCGGTCGATCAGAGGTTCTACTGGGACACGGGCATCCCCAAGGACCACGCGCAGCTGGTGGAGCAGTGGACCCAACAAACCCGCACCACGGCCAACACGCTGCTGGCCCCGACCGACTGGATGATCATCCGCGAGGCTGATAACGGCAAACCCGCCGATCCCGCCATCAAGACCTGGCGCGAAAACATCCGCCTCGCTACCGGCACCAAGATCACCGCCATCCGCGACACGGCCGACACCGACGCCCTAGCGGCCTACATCACCGGCTCCGACTACCCCACTTGGCCAAGCCTTGAACCCGTCCGCGCTCGCAATGCCGACGGCACCTTCATGGCTGACGATCCCGCGACGCCTGATGTGGATGAGGCGTGGGTGGGTGCAGGTGCAGGGAACGGTTGATGGCGGTTAAATCCACAAAAGGCGTCAGCGTTGTTAAACGCATCCATCAGTCAGGCCCGCCAAAAACCACTGCACAAGGCTTTGGCCAACACTCACGCCCGCGTAGACGTGGGAAGAAACCCTTACGCGGTCAAGGCGGCTAGGGCTAGCTAAGCGACGCTAGCTACGATGCTTTAAAGCCACTTAGCGGGCAGTGACTGAAGAACCTAAATCAGTTGGCAACGTGCTGACTGCTTCTCTCCCCACTGCTCTGGCCTCTGGCATGATCGCCATTGGGGCTCTATTAATTTCCCTGCAAGTGCAGTCGGCACGAGTTGAAGCCACTGTTCAGCAGATGGTGCGAGCTGTTGAAGAACTAAAGATTGACAGCAAAGCACAGTGGAATGCACTTGATCAACGTGTGCGAGCACTTGAAATCAGCAAGTAACGTGATACAGACTCTCAGTTAAAGCTGTGAACCACATCCCTGAGTTCATTGCAATCATCGTTGCGGCTCATGCACTGGCTTTGGCCATTGTGAACTTGACGCCCACACCGAAGGATGACGAAACCCTTGACACGATTGCTCGCATGGGCGTGAAGGTCTACCGCGCTATTGAGCTGCTGGCCGGTGTCATCACTCCCCTTGTCAAGCGTTGAACAATGGCGAACTCTGCGCCGATCACACTTGAGCAGCTGTTTCGTTTCTTCAATCGCGGTCTACCGCATCAGCTGGCAGCAATCAGTGAGCTAGAGGCTGACCTCAAGGCCAATGGCTATGCAGCGGCAATGCGTCGTGATCGGCCGTGGTTCAAGACTTGGAGCACTGACCCCAAGCAAGACGACCTGAGTGCTGCACTCAAGATTGTCAAGGAGTTTGAGGGGTGCAAGCTACAGGCCTACCCGGACCCGTTGTCGGGTGGTGAGCCTTGGACCATTGGCGTCGGTTGCACGCGGTATCCCGATGGTTCTCCAGTGCGTCAAGGCGATGTGATCACTGAGGTAGAAGCCGATCAGATGCTGCGGCTAGAGATCGACCGCACGGCTGCAGTGCTGGCCAAGCGCATTCCCCATTGGGGTGAGATGACGGCTAACCAGAAGTCAGCGTTGATCAGCTTTGCCTTCAACCTTGGCTCCAACTTTTTTGCCGCACCAGGCTTTGGCACCATCACCCGCGTGCTGCAAGACAAGCAATGGGACCAAGTACCTGATGCAATGCTCCTGTACCGCAACCCTGGTACCAACGTTGAAGCTGGCCTGAAGCGTCGCCGGCTTGCGGAAGGTGATCTATGGGGTCGCGTCCGTCAGACCAAGGCACCCATCTCTGCAATGTTCACGCCTGAGTCACCCTTTAGCTTCAAGATCACACCGCACTTCACCGCTGGTGAATTTGCCCTTGGTGACCCTGCCCGCCGCTTTCAGCATCAGCACCAGTGCGACACAGCGCTAAAGCTGGCGCAGTTCTTGGAGCGTGTGCGTGCGCAGTTCGGCGGCAAGATGGTGACGATCACATCGGGCTACCGTCCACCTGCCATTAACCGCAGCGTTGGTGGCGCCAGCGGCAGTGAACACCTCTACTCAACCGTAGGCGAGGGTGCAGTCGACTTCTACGTCGATGGTGCCGATATCTACGCCGTGCAGGACTGGTGCGATAAAAACTGGCCGCACAGCTTGGGCTATGGCGCACCAAAAGGCTTTGTTCACCTTGGTATTCGCAAAGGTGGCGGGCCTAGGGTTAGGTGGGATTATTGATGACCTGTGCTCCTTCCTGATCACGAAATCCGCCGGCTCTGCAAACAGCACGGCATGGTCACGCCATACAACGATGAACTGGTCAACCCGGCCAGCTTGGATCTAAGGCTTGGTGATCGGATCATGATTGAGCAGGAGGACACCCCTGACCTGCAAATCATTGGCCTGTGTGAGTACAGCGCTGAGAACCCCTTCATGATCCATCCGGGTGAATGGTTCCTTGGTGAAACGCAAGAGATCTGCCACCTGCCGGATCATGTCGGCGCTCAGTTCGTTCTGAAGTCATCCCGCGCTAGAGAAGGATGGGACCATGCGGAAGCCGGTTGGGCTGACCCTGGCTACTGCGGACGCCTAACGCTGGAGCTGAAAAACACGCGGCAGTATCACCCTCTGCCGATATGGCCCGGCCTGCGCATTGGCCAGCTCAAGTTCCTCTTGGTCAGTGGTAGCCCTGAACGCTCCTATGCCGTCACTGGCCGCTATCAGCACGACTTGGTAGTCACCGCCAGCAAGGGCTAATTCTTAAGGCCCCCTAAATACAACTGCTTCAGTTGGCAGTGTCATTGCCGCTACCGTTTGACAGGCCGCGGCTGCGCTCATGCGGGCGTTCATTGTTGAGGTCAGCGCAAAGCTGATCGTTCGGTCTGCTACCGATCCCGAGGAGCTGCCCGCTGATGTTTACTCCCGCATTGCTGAGTTCATAAGCAACGACAACGACATTCTCGACCTTGAGGTCAACGTTGTTCCATTGCCTGCTGATCTCAGTGGAACAGCATCACATTGATGAAACCAGGCTGGTCACCAGGCGTAGTGCTCGGGACCAAATACACCTTCGTTGGTCATACCG